GATTGGGTCGGTAGATAAGGTTTTCTGTGATTTCTCTTGCCCTAGCCCATAATCCCAGATTATTACTACAAATGTATATGGGCAGCTTGTCACCATAGCAACGAATAGACTCCAGCAGTACCGTTATGCCGGGATTGTTTACCGTACAGATTACGATTGCTTGCATACGCCCCAGAAATACAAATCTGCCGGACTAGCGTTAGTCGAAAACTCATAAGTTGCAAACTTTGATAGATCGCAGTTTTCTCTAATGTCCTGCTCCGTTAGGTTCCGGTAGTAATCACCGCAAAATGGCGCATCATCCGGGCTTGTACGCCTCGTTCCATGTTCAGCCCTGCCCGTAGTAGCACAAGTAAAGAAAACCAGCCCTGAAGCCATCCTAGCCATGTTATTGAAGGTCTTCACCCACTCAGGGTTATGCTCAAAGCACTCGCAGCTAGCCACTACGTCAAAACTGCTGTCTGGATAGGTAAGTTCCTCACCCTTAGCCACTACGTCAACACCTCGACCTTCACCCAGATCAACCCCGGTATAGTCGCAGCCGACAAAGAATTGCCGGATAGAACCGTTAATGTCCAGACTACCGATCTCTAAGACCTTAGCCTCGAAAAAATACTGTGGGAATTGCTTTTTGACGCTAGCAACAAAGTCTAGCTGGCTCTGGTGGCTCATTTTTTCTTGTTTCTTGCGGATATAGCGGCTGCTTTAGACTTTGCATCAGCCTTAGAACTGGCTCCCCATGCCTTTAGACTCAGGAGCAATCGAGTAGGCTCACCGTTAGGCTTACGCTCTGCTCCCGGCATATTACCCATCCGGGCTAGAAATGATGCTCTACGACCAGAATCCCCAGATTTCAATGGAGGCTTCAGATCAGCACCCTCAGTTCGCTTAAAGTACTCTCTGCCAGCCTTATTTAAGCCGCCTTTAGGATTTTGATGCTTTTTAGCAACCATTGTTTGCCCTCAATGTTTTTACTCCGGCTTTTAATGGAGCCGAGATAGCTAAATCCATTGGAACTCCAACACGAAGTCTACGCATTAAAGTTGCTGGCTTTAAGTTAGCTTTTCTTGCAATTTCAGAAATCGTTGCTTGTTTTGGAGTTTTTAAAATTTTTACAGCATTTTCAGGGCTAACTTTTTTTACAACAATTAGTTTCCATAATGCTTGATAAGAAATTTCAGAATTCATAGCAAGACGAGATATATTCATAGTCTCGCCATTAAATGTTATCAAAACATTATTTCTTTTGTTTTTGCCTTGGTCAGAAGAAGTTGCCCATCTTACATTTTCTGGTGAATAGCCTTTATTAACGTCAATACGATCCAACGAAAGTTTCTTACTTTGCCTTAAACCAACATCATTTAAGAAGTTCCAAAACCCATCTTCCCCATGCCATTGGTCGCAGACTTTTATTCCTCTTGCTCCGTAATTTTTATAATCTTCACATTTTTCTACATAACATCGGCGAAACAAATTCCTCCAGACGTTGTAAGTTATTACAATTTTATCAACATCGTCTTTTAAAAATTTGTTAGACATTCTTGCCAGCCTTCTTAGTCCATGCTGCGCCCATTTTTGCCCCGTTTTTGCTTGCCCATAGGAATCTTGATTTCGATTTCTATTTCATTAACACCATTTTTCTTTTTTTCTTTTTCTTCGTCGAGATACTCTTTTAGCAACTCTTTGTCAGATTTCTTTTGACCGTTCTTCATTTTTTCCTCGGCTTGGCTGTTTTAGCGGCTTCCTTAAAATCTGCCTTAGTAGGCGCACCTTTAGAACCTACCTTACGCATCTTCTCGCCACTACCCTCGGCAATACGTTTGCGCTTGGCATTGATATTTGCGTAGAGTCCGGGCTTCATTTCTTCTTGCCCTTCTTAGCCATTCCAGCCTCGCTCAGAGCAATGGCAATCGCCTGATCCTTGGACTTGACCACCTTGCCACCCTTACCGCTGTGCAAAGTACCCTCTTTGAACTCGCCCATGACCTTACCGACCTTCTTTTGAGCCTTAGACATCTTTTTCATTTAGCAACTCCATAACTAAGTCTTGCAGTTCAGATTCAGTCACGGAATACCGTCGTTCAAATGCCTTACGACCCAAACCGTGATACCCAGTATTACCCCTATGATGCTCAGGACAAAGGGGGATAGCGTTAGAATGAGAATTCCTGACTCCCAGTCCTAACCCTACCCCCCTAATGTGATGTATCTCAGCAGGAGTACCTGCGTATCCAAGTTTGTAACATAATATGCAACCTATGTCAGCAATCTCGGATAAGAATTCACGTTCTTTTTTCCGCAAGCGCAAACCTCTTAGACGGATAATTTACAAACGACTCGCCCTCGTTACATTCCTCGCAGCAGGTAACGATCTCGCCGGTGAAGTCCCTAGCCCTTGGAACTTCATCCCAAGCGACTACCCAGCCACACCACTCACATTGTGCTAAATTGCTATCATCGATCTCGTTCATTGTGTCACCCTATCCATTGTTCGATTAGAAGCCTCCTGACTGCGCCAGACATCGATCCGAGCCTGTGCTGCTATCAGCTTCCACCTAAGCTCCTCAGCAGCCTCTACAGCCGCCTGAAGCCCTTTTAGTAAGGCTTGGTACTCTGGATGAGCATAAGCCTGATTCTCCCTGTCAGCGACCGTATTTCCGATAGCCTGACTGAACAGGATTGCTTTCTTGCTTTTCCGAAACTCCTCTAGGTACGTTACCTCAGCCTTAGCCTTGGCGTAAGCCGTAGAGTTTTTGTAGATGAAATCAATACTTTTATGAGGATCAATTGTTTCCATCATAACCAAACCCATCTCTGTAAATTTTTTATGTTTCTAACATGACTAGCAGAAACACCAAATTTTTTTGCGATTTCTACCGCAGACTGACCATTTTTTAATTCATTTTTTATGTCTAAAATTAAATTAGTTGGATATTTGTTTTGACCATTTCTAATTCCTCTGTTTGAAGTTCCGTGAATAACTCTATCCATTTGATTTGATTCAACCGTATCAAGTCTTAAATTTTCAAGTCTGCAATCCGTTTTAATTCCATTGTTATGACAAACTTGCAATTTGTTATCAACTCGACCTAAAAAGGTATTAGCCATCAGTATATGAACATCAAAAGACTTTGACTTTTCTTTTGTTGTCAATCTGATAATTAAATAACCTCTTTTACTATGAAATTGATTTTTTAAAATTCTTCCCTGTCTTGCTCCATGTGCTTTTTTAATTCTCATAATTTCGCCATTTTTTGATATGGCGTAAGAATCCTCAAATCCTTTTATTGGGAAAAATCCTTCAGGGATAACAAAATTGTCCATAAAAAAACCCTCTAGTTTTGGTTTTCCGTGTGCCAGCACGTTCCCACTTAAGGGATTGAAAACCAAAGCTAAAGGGCTTTAGTGTTGTCAATGCTGGCACAATGACGATTTAATTATATATCAACTTGCATATTCAGTCGCGGTGATAGCTATACGTAGTGCATCTATCAAATCTTCAGCACCTTGTGACGTTAGGCATAAATTAGCACTACCGTTTTTGATTATGATGTCAACCCAGACATCCTCGCCAATTGTTCCAACGTAAATGCTTTGGAACTGCTCTACGCCTTCAATTTTGATTGATTCCATATTGCCCCCTAAAAACCGGGGTTTCCCCCGGATGGTTGATTAAATAATACGCAACTTACCAGACATACCGCGAGACTTTAAGGCTGAGATAATTTGCTCAATAACTTCCTGTCGCGTATCACCAAGAAACTCAACTAACTCGCCCTCTAGCTCAGCAATGTTGGTGCGGATTGGCAATGCCTCACACTCACCGATAAAGAAAGTTTTGCCGTAGCCGTTAGTCTCTTGAAAAATGCTAGCTTTTACGATTCCCATTTTGTTCCCCTATAACGCCGGGGTTTCCCCCGGCTGGTTGATTAAGACCACCCTAACGCCTGAATGTGGTCTAGTGCCTCTTGTTTTGTGTCATAAATTGCATAAATATATGCACCGTCGTTCCAGTTTATGTTGACACGGAAACAATCCGAAAATGTTGTAAGTGATACTGCGTCAGCAGTAGTGTGGTTACGACCGAGTGAGAGAGTGTTTCCGTTCATTTTGTTCCCCTGTGTTGTGTTGTTGATGGACGTATCTTCTCAAAACCGTTTCGGAGCGTCAACACATTTATTTCTATCGGTAAACACATTGCTATATGTAAACACTATTCCCTGCAAACCTCTTTTACCGCCTTTATCGCGTCAATTACGTTGCTGACAACAGTTACCTGCCCTCTCCAACTGTGATGCCATAGCACCTGATCCGGGGTTAGCTTGGCTTTCTCATCCCGTTTTATCTCCAGCAGGACGTTTTTGCCCTTGTAGCCAACGAGAATATCCGGGCAACCCTTGCCTACCGCATGGAGATGCTCTACCTCCATCCCCAAGCGTCTTAGCTCTTTGACGATCTCGACCTGATTCGAATCCACCCGTTTATAAACCACGCCAATCCCCTTTCTTGCCCCGGTTCCCAAGCTCCCACTGGATGCGGCAATCTTTCTCCAGCTTATCCCGCCTATCACCCTTGACCCTAGCCAGATAATCCATTGCCTTGCCCCTGTCCTCTACTCTCCAAGCTAATACAGCGCGAACTTCACAACGATGCCTATGCTCTAAAACTTCCTCGGTTGTCAAAGTCAATTCTCGCCCCTATTCTTTCCACAAATTGCTGGCTTAGACTGTCGTACCAAAGTCCGTACCACTCCTGACCGTCACCGTTCCGCTGCTTCTCGCACATTAGGTAGGTATCCGGCTGAGTCTCGTCTATCTGCTCACCCCGGTTCTTAGCGTTTTCCTTCTTCTTGTTGCGCCACACCAAAAAGACGTTATCAACCTGATCCGAGATAGAACCAGAACCCTTAAGGTCGTTCTTGTTTGGCTGTGTCTCGTCCGTCTGCTGCTTGCGGATATGGTGGACTAAATGGACATGGACGTTATGATCCCTCGCCAGTGCTGTTAGTTCGTCGATAAAGGATTTCTGCCCATTAAAGTCATCTTCATTCTTAACGCACTTCATTAGGCTGTCGATGATGATGTGCTTAACGCCTAACTCTGTGGCGCAGTACCGAGTCATGGCTATCACCTTCTCTGGCGACGTAGTTCCTTGCTGGTCGTAAAGGTACATATTACTACCTAGAAACTTGTCCATCCGGTCAACCATCTTCGTGATGAATCCTGCCCTATCGTGAGTCAACGGATCATCTAGCGATTCACCTGAGAACTGTCTAAGCATCCTCTGTAGCGTCCTCTCCGGCTTCATCTCGAATGACGCTATGCAGACCGACTGATTCTGCTTGACCAAGTGCAGCGCGATTTGACCAGTGATTAAGGATTTACCGCCACCGTTAGAGCCAGCGTAAACCGTTACCTCGCCCTCACGATAGGCAAAGGAGTCATGCGTCTTAGTCCAAGGCATAACGACTTTTCGCTCTACCGTTTCCGATAGGTAAGACTCTTTGACCGACTCCAGCCAATCCCTAGCCTTCCTTACCCGGATTGTTACATCGTTAGCGTGAAGGTACTTCTCAACGTCAATGGTTTCAGATTTCAGGATTCTGGCTTTCCTAGCCTCGTCTAGCTCTATCGCCCTCGCTTCAATGCTCATCGTTTCTCCCCATATTTGAACAGCAGTTCTTTTTTAATCAAAAACGCTTTCTTTTTGTTCCTATCGCCAGCACCTACAAACTCTACATATACCAATTTATTCTCGATAATGCAGTGAATAATGTCTCTAGGTCTGACCCATAAAAAAACGTCACCATCATAAAAAACCCACCACTTAGCCTCGGTTGCCAACAATGCCGATGGGTTGCCAGACATCTCAACTTCAACAACCAGATTGCCTGTCTCTTTGGACATCGGGTCGTACTTCACCTCAACGCCTGTGCCTGTCTCCGGTATCCAAATGTCATAGCCCTTGTAGCCCTCAATCAACGTAGCGCATGGATATTTCTTCCGAATATTCGAAAGAACCTGCATTTCAATGGCTACGCCTCGGCTAAGGTCATCGTGAAAGGTCATTTTTCTCTTTGACCTCAATAGCACGATTTAGATACCAGATAGCCTTTTGCAAGTCTTGCGTATATGTACCCTTGTGTTCTGCCCTGCTTATGTATTTCACAGCGTTGCCAAGATGAAAATCAAGCCGTTTCGCTTCAATGTAGTCGATAGCCTCAATACCGCCTGTCTTGTAATGCGGAGGATTGTTCACCATGTCAGACATAGTTCTTTTCCTTAATCTTTGCCAAGAGCAGTGTCGAGAAGTCGCTAGGCTTTTTCGTTAGGTTCCAAATCGCCTTGATCTCTGCGGTAGAAAGCTCTTTCCATCCAGAGTCAAGCTGCTGCACTGGCTCAAGCTCTTTCGGAAACTCAATCAGCGGCTCTCCGGCTAATCGATCAGCAAGGGCTTTCGTTAAGGCATGGTTTGTGTACATCAGCTTTAGAATCTTTAGTAGCTCCTCAGCCTCATCTCTCGTTAGCTCGATAGTCAAGTGTTCTTCTCCTTCAGCTTGGCTTCAACAAACTGTGCAAATTCATAAACTGTTGGGGAATCAGGCAAATCCCAATTACTAATCTCATCCTTCGTCAGCCCCTTCCAGTCTCGCTTCGAGAGTCGTTCGCGGAGAACTTCTGCTGGCGCTCGGCAATCAATTCGCACTAGCCTCGCTAAATCTTTACCGTCCTTGTGTATATGCTCATCGCGTTCAACGTCTTTACATCCTTGGATAATTTTTTCTAACGCATCTAGCACCTGCTGCGCTTCCTCGCGGGTTAGTGTGATGGTCATAGTTTCCCCTAGTTAATGTAACTTACCGCTTCGTTGATTCTGGATACAGCCGTTTTAAGCCGTTTTCTATCCTCGGCTGATACTTCCCTACCCTCGCTTACGTCAAACGCCGCTATCGACGTAATAAGTGCCTCAAATTGGATTATTTTCAGCAGGTCTGTTGCGTAAAACGGTCTGCGGACTGGTTTATTGAAATGTTGTTCCTTAAGGTAATTGATATTGTTGTCGTTAGGAAATAGGTCTGTCAAGTCCATTCCTACGGCTTCAACGACTTGATGCGCTGAACATCCGGCAAAGCACTTGAGCAGGATTCGACCGTCATCTGTTTCCGTTATGGCAAGGCTTGGTGATTTGTCACCATGAGCAGGACAACAAGCAGTCCAGCGACCTTTAGAGCCTTTGACCTTTTCGAGTTTGTTTAGCAAGTTTCCAATCACAGCACTTTCCTCCCCATAAAGTTTTCGTTAGCAACCGTGTTCTTTACCCAATTAGCTTTAAAGCCCTGCCAACCTTGGACACACATTTCTTCCATTGCACGTTCTAACGACCACCCTAATTTGCTTGCTTCTTTAGCAATGCCATCAAGCACCGTAACCGTTACTGGAGCTTTCTTAACGTTCCGTAGGGCAATAAAGTCATGCCATACATTTTCAGAAACATTTTCAGGTTTTTCGCTAACGATTTTTTTCTTCTTATCTGTCTCTTCTCTTCTCTTCTCTAGGAGATCATCTTGATATCCGCTTGATATCACGTTGCTAGCATCATGATCCAAATAGTGAGAAAGCTTTGATATACAAGCATTTACGTCACTTTCAGACATTCTTAGCCTAAAAGAGATGGTCTTAATGTCGGGTAAATTGCCATGATCCTCTGACGCTAAAAGCCAGAGCATGACTAGGACTTTGGAGGATTTGGCATCAAGTTCGTGCCATTGAATATCGTCTAAAAGCTCACGATAGAGCTTGATCCAGATGGGCTTACGATCTTTGAAATGCTGGAACTGAGACCAGTTCTTGACTCGAATAGACATATCTAACCTTCCATCAAAAGGTCATCACTGTGGTGGGACAAGGCAGGACGGTGATGAAGCGTCTTTTCGGGAGCTACCCTAGCCATTCCCTCTGAACTATACCGTAATGTTTCTTAACTGACAAATCTTACAAACATTGTGTTCCTTGAACTGCATTGACGATCTGGACTTCTTGCAGCCAGCGCAATATCTCAGCCCATGATG